GCAACACTAATCGTTTTCTTACACACTTTATCATTTACTATAACACTAATATACTCAAAGCGCACATTTAGCACAAGCTTTTTGTGTATAAATAAATTAAATTATTTGTTACACTGATCTTATGTGTGATATATAAATATAGGTGGAGTGTATTATGTTTTGTTACGTACTTATTGAAAATTATTTGAATGGCTGTTTTGCTTATAGAAAAATTGTAAGCGTAACAACAGATCAACAAGCGTCCTACACGTGGCTCAAAACAGTGCCACAGCTGTATCCTGAATTTATAAATCGAGAAGTGCAACAAGTTAATTTTAATAATATATAAAAATTAAAGAATTTTAATTATGGGTACAAAAAAAACATTACAAATCAACGAATCACAAAAAAATGATGAACCAAAAAAAAAGATCCGCAAAGTAACCCAGGCTATGAAAGAAAATCCTGGAGGGCGACCATCAAGTTTTGAAGAGTCAAGTAAGTCTATCGTGAAGTACTTGAGGAGGGGAAATACATACGCAACAGCTTCAATTTGTTCGGGTGTCACATATGAAACTTTTGCAAACTGGATGCGACAGGGAGAAAAAGATGGAGAAAATGGAGATGTAGAATCACGCTTTTTTAGGTTTTTTATGGAAGTTAAAAAAGCAGAAAAAGACTGCGAGGATGAGATCGTAGGTCATTGGCTTCGTGAGATACCTAAGAACTGGAAAGCTGGGCAGGAATTTTTAGCAAGAAGACACTCTTCAGACTGGTCATCAAAAGATAGGGTGGACGTTACGTCCAACGGGCAAAATGTGGGTGCGCCTGTCTTTCTTCCAATGAAAAAAAATGATGACTAGACAAAAAAAAGAAAAGTTAGAAGATGGATTATACCCCCAAAAAGGCCCACAGCGTGATTTTTTATCTTGCAGTGCAGATATTGCAATTTATGGGGGTGCAGCTGGAAGCGGAAAAACCTTTGCAGTACTTCTAGAGCCCATTTATCACTTACATGTCAAGGGCTTTGGTGCTGTAATTTTCCGAAGAACATCTACAATGGTGCGAAAGCAAGGAGGCTTGTGGGATACTTCCATGGGCATTTTTGCAAATCCTCGGCTCGGCGGTGTTCCAAAAGAATCTACGCTTGAATGGAATTTTCCTTCCACAGCATCGATCCAATTCGGACATTTACAGTATGAAAGTGACGTCTTGTCATGGCAGGGTGCTCAGATAGCACTTATTATTTTTGATGAGCTGACACATTTTACACGTGCCCAATTTTTTTACATGCTATCAAGGAATAGGTCATCTTGCGGAATAAAGCCTTACATACGTGCTACAACGAATCCTGACTCGGAGAGCTGGGTTCGTGAGCTTATCGATTGGTGGATTGACAAAGATAGTGGACTTGCAATTCCTGAAAGATCTGGAATTATTCGGTATTTTATTCATGTAAATGATCAGCTAATTTGGGGTGAATGTAAAGCTGCTTTACATGACAAATATCCAGGCTGTTTTCCCAAAAGTTTTACTTTTGTTTCAGCATCTATTTATGATAATAAAAAGCTTTTAGAAGTCGATCCAGGCTATCTTGCAAACCTTCACGCACTGCCGAGAGTTGAGCGTGAGCGTCTTTTGATGGGAAACTGGAATGTCAAACCGTCTTCGGGATTATATTTTCAAAAGGGCTATTTTGAACAAGTGGAAGCTGTGCCAGCAAAAACAGAAAAAATAAGGTATTGGGATCGAGCAGCAACAAAAAAAACAGAAACAAATAACCCTGATTTTACTGTTGGATTGAAAATTGAAAAAGATATTCATGGTATTATTTATGTGACAGACATGATAAGAATACAAGACAGCCCACTTGGCGTGCAAACTGTTGTGAAAAATACAGCGATTCGAGATGGAATTGGGGTTAGAATTGGGATTGAAGAAGATCCAGGCCAAGCAGGTGTTAGTGAAGCAGATCATTTGACAAGACAACTACAGGGCTTTATTGTTAAAAAAAACAGAGTCACAAAAGATAAAATAACAAGAGCCTCACCAGTCAGTGCTCAATCTGAAGCTGGGAACATCAAAGTTTTAAAAGCAAAATGGAATGAAGACTTTTTTAAAGAACTAGAAAATTTTCCTGATGGTGCTCACGATGATATTGTAGATGCATTATCAGGTGCTTTTTTGATGATTAACTCAAACAATTATAACTTATCAGCTATGGGACGATGATGTTTGCAAAAATAAAAAACTTCTTAAAAATTGGTGCTGTTCAGTCTTTAGAAAATACCATAAAAAGGCCTTCAAAAACTATTGAAGTGCCCAAAATTAAACTCACTGATAAAACAAAAAATCTTACACGATCCCCAGTTTTCAAATCAGATGGCTGGATGAATATTTTAAACGGTTTAGGAGTACCTGGGAGGGACAAAACCGTTTCTGGGACTTTTAGATCATGTCCAAATTTTTGTGCGGCTGAGCTTGATGAGCTGTACAGATCAGATGGCCTTAGTCGACGCATTGTGGATATTATTCCCGCAGAAATGCTGCGACAAGGCTGGGAAATAAACGGCGATGAAAACGGTTTGATTAAAAGTGTATTCGAAAAATTGGATTTAAATTGTAAGTTAAATCAACTCATACAGTGGTCGAGACTATACGGTGGGGCTATTTGTGTGATCGGAATAGCTGATGGCCGACCACTTAATGAGCCAGTAAATGAGACAAACATTAAATCCGTAAATTGGCTACAAATTTTTGATAAATGGCAAACGGTTATAAACTTCGATCTTATCACTTCAGATATAAATAGCAAAAACTACGGCTTACCCGAATTTTATCAAGTAAATGATTACAGAAGTGGAACCATGTTTGTAGTGCATTATACACGGGTTTTGAGGATGGATTGGGGGGTTTTACCACCAAGGGATAAATATTTAAATTCTGGCTGGGGCGATTCTATTTTCGTTTCTATTTACAACGAAATCCGTGCTTATGGAACAGCTTTTGCAAATGTGTCGGCTATTATGCAGGATTTTGTGAATGGAATTTTGCAAATACCAGGCCTCTCAAATAGCCTAGCACAGGATTGTGGAGATTCTGATCAAGCACTTATGAGAAGACTAAATTTTGCAAATCTTTCAAAAGGTGCTACAAACATGATGGTTTTGGACGGAGAAGAAACTTATACAAAACTTTCAACAAATGTATCTGGAATTGATGGCTTGCTTGATCGGTTTATGCTTTCTGTTAGTGCTGTGACTGGTATTCCAATAACACTACTTTTTGGAAGATCACCAGCTGGTTTAAGTGCAACAGGCGATTCCGACATTAGAAATTTCTACGATCTTGTTAAACAATATCAGGAAATGAAGCTCAAACCCATCCTAGAGAAGCTTATTGGGTATATCGCAAAATCAGAATATGGGCCATTTTCTGGAGTTGAGCCTGAGAATTGGTCGATACAATTCACTCCGCTTTGGCAAAATACCGAAGAACAAGAAGCTGTCATGCGACGCACAGTCGCTGAAACAGATCGTATTTACATAGAAAATGGCGTTCTAGATGCAACAGAGGTGGCTATTTCAAGATTCGGTGGTGGACATTGGTCAATGAATACACTGATAGACGAACAAGCACGAGAAGGTGGATACAACGAAGGTGAAACAGCAGAACTGGAAATTATGAAGCAAAAAGAAATAGAAAAAATGCCCCCAGAGCCTACCATAGGACCCGATTTTATGTCTTCGGGTCAAGGTGAAAATGTCATTGTTGTTACAAATTGAGGAATAAGTTTTTTCAGCTAAAGAATCTTCAGCACTAAGCTTATCTGAATCTGAAATAGAAAAACTGCGATATATTAATTTATTTAATGAGAAATTATCGCATTCGGATTCCCAAAATTATTAAGAAATTTGTTGTTGAAATTTAATCGGATTTATGTTAGACAAGTGTATAAACATTTTTATTACACATAATATAAATTATCAGACGTTAATATCCGTAGCTTTTTTGTTTGAGATTCGAAGATTTCAGAAGTTTTTGATTGATATTTAGAATTTTAGATTAGTGTTTTATTATACAAGATAGCTAAAAAAAAAGAAACTCATTTGGTCGATAAAAATATTATGATTAGTCAAAATATTATTAGAAGAATAAGAGAAAGAAATACTTTAAAAAGTGGAAAGCTGAAAAAGCTAAAAAAACCACCAAAATGGCTTTTCCCTAATTCTTCTGAAAGAGAGTACCGAGCTGCGCTATTTTCCTTCACTTTTGAAATAAGAAAACTGATCACTGAAAATCTTTTGCCAGCAATCCCAAATTTTTTGCGTGAAGCTACACAAACATATCCTGACCCAGTCGATCCGCAAATATCTTTTGACATGCAAAGTAGAAATGATAATTTTATTGATCAATTAAATAATTTAATGCGAAACATTCAAATTTTATTGCTACCAAAACAACAACAAACTATAACGAAAGCTGCCAGAATTGGCGCAGACATTGCAATTTTTAACGAAACGCAATTTCAAAAAACAATAAACTCAGTTTTAGGTGTAGATATTTTTTTAGATGAGCCGTATTTGCTGACACAGGTTGAGCTTTTTGCTAATCAAAATGCACAGCTTATCACATCTCTTGCCGAAACTGAATTTGATAGAGTCAGCGGAATAGTTCAACGGGGTCTTCAAGAAGGATCATCATATGGATCCATTACAGAAGATATACAAAAATCTTTTGGAATTACTCGAAGACATGCAAAGCTAATAGCACGTGATCAAACTACAAAACTGAATGGCAGTTTGACAAAACTACGTCAGCAAGAATTAGGCATCGAAGAGTTTGAGTGGCAAACGTCTGGTGACGAGCGAGTTAGACAAAGCCATAGAGTTTTGGATGGAAAAATTTGTCGATGGGATGACCCCACAGTTTTTAAAAACTCTAAAAATGGTGAGTGGATAAAAAGATCCACGATTGGCGGAACTGAAAAAAACACTTCACAAGATGTAAATTGCAGATGTGTCCCCATACCTATTCTAGAAGGCTTTTTTGATGCTTAATAAAAATAAAGTTATATTTGGTTAAAATGGAAAAAGTTTGTAGATTCGATAGAAGTGAAGTATCAGGTGATGCTGTGTTGACTGAAGAAGGCTATATCAGAGCTACAGCAATCGTAACTCGAACAGGCATTTTTCTTTATAATAACCCCGACGGTACACTGAGAAGGGAGTTAAGACATCCGTCCGATGTATGGGATGAAGAATCTATTTCTAGTATGTCATTAATCCCAGTCACAAATAATCATCCCAATAATAAACTTGTAAACTCAAAAAATTTCAAAGAGCTGGCGATTGGTTTTACAGGCGAGACTATAAAAAAAGATGGTGATTTTATTTTAGCTACACTTGTGATCACAGATCATGACGGTGTAGATTATGTAAAAAACCAGGGAAGAAAGCAGCTGTCACTTGGTTATACGGTCGATTTACATCAAGATGATGGTGTTTACAAGGGTGAACGATATGACTACCGTCAAAAAAATATTCGATATAATCACTTAGCAATCGTCGAAAAAGCTAGAGCTGGAGCAGATGCAAGAATAGCATTAGACTCTATGGATACAGTAGAAATTTTGTTAAAAAAAGAGGATCAAATGGCAAAAAGAAAAATTAAAATCGATCAAGACGAAATGATGGTAGAACCAGAAATTGGGGACTACATCGATAGACTGCAGATGGACGTGAAAAATCTGCAAGACGAAAGAAATCGTGTAGAGATGGAACTTTCGAGAATGCGTGAAGAACTGGAAAAAGCTTTTGCAGAACGTGATTCTATGCAAGCAAAAATGGATGATCCAGCTCTAAAAGTACCCGTGGGCACTGTTTCAATGGATTCGATGGCTTTTCAAAGTGCTGTAAAAGAAAGAGTTCGTGTGATCACTACAGCAGAGCAAACACTTGATAAGTCAAAGCGTCAAAATTTGGATTCAATGAGCACTCTAGATATTAAAAAAGCTGTCATCAGTCAGTGCAGAAAAACTATTTCTTTAGATGGAAAATCTTTTGCATATGTCGATGCGATGTTTGATACGATTTTAGATGATCGTCTAAAATCTGCTGTGAATGTCGATAACGTCGAGTTTTTAACAGAAAATAAAAATCTCGATAGTCAGTCTACAACGATGTCAGCACGTGATAAAATGATCAGCACACAAAAAGATATGCACAAAAACAAAGGTTAGTAAAGTGTCTTTTCCTCAGAACATTCAAAGAAATTTCCATTGCATTGCACCGCTAGGTATTGATGAAAAGAAGATTGATTTTTGGGTTAAAAACACTGATGAAAAAGAACACTTAGAAAAAATATCTGAAACTTTTAGTTTTTTTACAGCTGATTTACTAACTGCGCATTCTTTCAATAGCAAAAATACAGAAGTGAAAATAAAAACAGTAAATTTATCTACTTCAGAAATAGCTACTAAAGATCTTGTTAATGCCGTATTCAGTAACTTAGAAAGTACGCCCACAGGTACTTTAGAGCAAGATAAAATTATTTATAGTCAAAAGAATTTGCATCATTTTCAAGGAGGAAAATAATGACTTTTCCAGCTTCTTTTCAAAATAGCTACCCCTTCAATATGCCTATTGGCGTTTTGGGGCGAATAGCAGATTGCGGGTTTAAAAATACGCTCTCACCACAGTGTCTAGAGAACATCAATGCGGGTTTAGGCGTTATGAAGCCTTTAAACTTGGATTACAAAATCATGTTGCCGAGAAATAACACGGGTTCAAGTGTTTTTTCTGCTGATTTAATCACTGCAAATGTGATAAATGCGACTGTGAATGGTGTTGCAATCACTCCAGTAACTTTTTCGGGATCACACTTAGCTACTATGCAAGCGATTGCGAATGAAATTACTGCAATTCCTTCTGTAGCTAGTGCTGTAGTAGGTGGTGTGAATAATAGAACAATAACTATTATTTCAAATGTTGGAACCGCTACGGCTGTAACAGTTTTTGTCGTTACCTTAGGTGTATCACAAGCCACTATTGTAACAACGGTTGGACAGTCTGGAACATTTTTTGGTGTCACTCAAGCTATTTATAATAGAATGAGCTCATGGATTCCAAATACAGGTCCCAATCTATCACTTTCAAGCGGTATCCCATCCCCGTACTATACAGGTGAAGTGGCTCCTACACTAACACAGGGTCGTATTTATGTAGAGCCTGAGACAGTCATCACTTCAAATAGCCCAGTATTTTTGAGAGTAGCCCCACTTGGGTTATTTACAACGTTGGGAAGTTTTAGAGGTGATGCAGATGCAGGTTCATGCGTCCTCTTGCCAACTACTACAGCTATTTGGCGTGAAGGGAATGGCCAAACAGGCGAGCTTGCAGTTTTAGAACTTAACATACCAT